TAACGCAATCACGAATGATATTGTGGCCGATCGGGTTATGGATTTGTCTTTCGCGAATTATGAAGTACCGAGTTCTGGACAAGGTATTATCTATCCATTACAGATTATAACTAAGTCTGAATATTATGGTGTGACTCGCCTTAATCCATTGCAGACAAGGCCCGCATTTATCTTTTTGAATAAACAAGATACTTATAGCGAGGTCACTCTATACCCTGCACCCGACCAGCCGTACCCATGCGAATTGCGTGTGAAGAAAATGGTGGATCAGCTGTCAGAGCATGAGCTCACAACTGAACTTCCGCCCTACTATTATGGGTTCATGAAATACGCGCTTGCTAAAAAATTCCTATCTTATTACCCGTCTGGTAATTGGACGCCTCAAGCCGAACAAGAATATAACGATTATTACGAAGCACTCAAAAATGCGAATGAAACGGATTTAACAGTACGACCATCCGCTATTCTAGCGCGTCCTGAGCCGTTCTACTGGCAAAACATATTGGCTTACTAATCATGCGTAAAGATTATGATATTGTAGGCAGTTATGACAACCAGCGTGTAAGCACGATCAGTGCCGCACGCACGGTTAATATGTTTGAGTATATCGATCCAGAGGGTAAAAAACCTAAAGCTTTACTATCCACATCGGGGCTAGTAAATGCGGATTTAAATTTTTTTGGTGAAACGGGCGGTGCTCGCGCAACGTTCGTTTTCAACAATGCTATATACAATGTATTTGGCCAATCTGTATTTAGAACGACAGGTACCACTAACGCGCTTGTGACAACAAGAATAGGATTATTGAATACCTCAGCCGGTTACGTTGGTGTTGATGCTAATACATTCCAAGTCATTTTTGTGGATGGCGTCGAGGGTTTTATATGGGACACCACAGCAAATACTTTTGAGAAAATAACCGATACAAGTTTTCCAACATCCCCTATTGATGTTTGTTTTATTGATGGTTTTTTTATTGTAGCTAATGGTGGAACAGACAGCTTTCAGATGTCAGCCTTGAATCAAGGCATGGTGTGGGGAGGTGGAAGCGCAACATTTACTGCAAACGCGGTAACCAATGTACTGACACTTAGTACAAGCAATGCAAACTTTGCAACGGGTGTGCCTGTAAGAATAACAACAGGTGGGGTAATACCGCCGCCTTTAGCGATTAACACAACTTATTACGTGATTCGAATTGGATCAGCAACTACTAATCCAGGAAGCATACAACTTGCAACAACGTATGAAAATGCTATTGCTGGAAGTGCAATTGACATTACAGCGGCGGGAACTCCGCCGAATACTATAACTGTCTTTGGTCAACTTCAATTAGGGCATATTACATCCCATCCGGGTACGATTGTTGCATGTAGAACATTGCACCGTCGCATATTTTTGTTTTCTCAAAACTTTACAGAGGTATGGGAAAACGCAGGGCTCGGGACAAACTTACCCATTCGTCGTAATAACACCATGTTGATGGAAGTGGGCACGCCCTCGGTCGGAAGTATTTCAACAGGCTTTGATCGTATGTTTTTCTTATCGCAAGATAAGGATGGGCTAGGTTCAGTTATGGAAGTCAGCGGCTCTCAATCCATACCTGTGAGTACGCGTGCTTTGGATTTCCAGTTAGCCCAATATGCGGAGAATCCCGCAACAGGTGTCGCAGATTCACGCGGCATTTTGATTAAAGAGAATGGATTAATTTTCTATCGGTTAAACTTTACGGCGGCTAATCATACCTACGTGTTAAACGTAACCATGAGCAGCCCCGATGCACCAAAGTGGCATGAAGAAGAAATTCTTAACCATGATAGGCATCCAGCGCAAACACATGCGTATTTTGAAGGTGTGAATTATTACGGTGATTATAAACAGGCAAAGTTTTACATTGTTGATGACTCCTCACCTACGAATGATAATGAAACTATACGGCGTATGCGTATTGGCAAGCAGATGACACCGGAAGGTTATAACCGATTACGCATCGATCGATTTCAGGTGGACGTACTTCAAGGTCAAAAAGCCATTGATGAGCTTATTAGTACTGATTTATGGGCAGAGGATGAAGAGCCCATTTTAACCGAATCCGGCGTGCCGATTGTTTTAGATCAGCAAATTGTAACCGCTGGCATTCAGCCAACCATGTTCTTAGCTATATCAAAAGATGGCGGACAAAGTTACGGTTACTACATTCATGCAAGCATGGGCAAGATTGGCGAACGAACTTATCGATCTGTTTGGCGTAAACTTGGCACAACACCTCGCGGCCAGGGATTCACCCCAAAGATTGAATTTTTTAATGATATTCCTTTTGTAATCTTGGGTGCTGCTTGGGATTTCGAAGAGCTACCGGAGTAAATATGGCATTAGATTTTGATAATTTCCCTATTTATGATCCCATCACTAAACAAGGCAGTGATTTCTTGGCTGACAATTGGGTGATATTTTTAGGTACATTTATACAAACGCTTACGGAATATCTTTCACAAAATGGAATGTTTGTGCCAAAGCTTACAACGGATCAGCGGGTTGCAATACAGAATCCACAAAACGGACAATTAATATATAATACAACTACGAACAAGTTCCAAGGATATGAAAACGGGGCTTGGGTTAACTTGATTTAGCATAAGGATATGCGAGTATGGATTGGAGCGCGATTGGTAGTGGATTAGGCGGTATGTTTGGCGGCATGTTTGGTAATTCGGGCAAGCCTTACGATAAAGCCATGGACGAATATAAAAAATGGGCTGATAAAGCAGCTGGTGCGCAACAACCTTATGCACAAGCCGGTCAAGGCGCCATTAAAGACTATCAAGAATGGCTACAAGGGCAAAAAGATCCATCAAAGTTTATTAATAATTTGCAAGGTCAATACCAAGCAAGCCCTTATTCTCAATACTTGCAGAATCAATCAATCCTTGGCGCTCAAAATGCTGGGAGCGCATCCGGGATGACAGGTAGCACGCCGATGATGCAACAAATGCAGCAAAACGCCGCCGGCATTGCGTCCGGTGACATGAATCAATGGCTACAAAACGTGCTTGGGATCAATAGCAAATACGGGCAGGGCCAAAATAACCTGATGACTGGCGGCCAAAATGCGGCGAATCAGTTATCAAGTATTTATAGCAACATGGGAAACAATGCGGCTCAAATGGCATACGGCTCTCAAGCCGGTAAAAATCAGGATTTTTGGAATACGATTGGCGGTGCCGCTGGCGGAATCGCTGGTATGTTTTTATAAGGATTTAATATGGCTATACCATTACCTCAAGTTGTTGCGGATGTTGGGCCAGGCGGCCCCCTAGTTACCTCTATGCGCGGCATTAACGCGTTACGTAGCGATATGCTTGCTAATAAAATTAAGGCTATAGAAGCCCAATATGCGCCTATAACAGCACAAGCAAATGCGGCTTCGAAGCTTGCCTATTCTAATTTGATGGGCCCGCAATTCATGGCTAAATTGATGGGCAATGAAAATCTATTAGCTAATTTGCCAGATGATCAAAAGCAAGCGGCTCTTCAATCCATCTACCAGGCGGCCAATGGCAATAATAATGGTCTTAATATGCTAAATAAATTGCCTCAACAAGAGCCGTCTATGATGAATCAAATAGGCAATAAGATTAAGGGATGGTTTGGTGGTGGTGGCTCACAGGCTCAACCTACTAATGCTTTATCTTCAAATCAACAAGCGCAACAAATGCCGCAACAGACACCGCAACAGGCACCGCAACAGGCACAACAATCATATGATCCACAGCTTAATCGAGGTGGCCAAGGTTATAATGAAAGCTTAAGACCATCAGCGCAAGCACCCCAAGTAGCGCCTCAACAAAAACCGACATTTGCGGAGAATGTTGGAGCTTATAAAGGGGTTGTGGGTGAAGCAACTGAATCGGGAAAGATTCGTGCGCAACATGAAAAAGAGTTTGCGGATCAGTATGAGGGCGCTCTTACTCGTGAAGATTCTTACAATCAATTGACGAATATCGCAACGTCTCCAACCTTTCAGGAAATGAGGCGTAGCATTCCATTTTTCCAAGATAAACAATTAAAAGTTCTTAGTAAAATTGGTACACCGCAACAGCAACAAATGATCGGTGATTTTATTACGACATCACAAGAGCTTGTGAAAGATACAGTTAATTCTTTTAAAGGTGCTCGATTAGCGGGTGAATTGGGTGTTGCTCAAAGTATGAAGATAAGCCCCGATGACACCATTAATGTTATGTTAGGAAAGCTTGAAGCAGGGGCAACTTACAACCAATTTGCTAAGCAACGAGCCAGTATTGCCTCTGATTTGATGACAAATCAACATATGAATAAAAAACAAGCTTTGGAAAAAGCGGATAAAATGATGGATGGTAGAAATATTCGGAATGATATCCATAACCGATTAAATCCAACTGTTACTATAAAAAATCCATCGACAGGCGAAATTATAACTATTTCTATTGAAGAAGCGCGACGCCGTGGGGTAAAAAATGTCTGATTTGGCCGATTGGGAGGTTGTTAGAGACAATACACCGTCTTTATCTTTAACTAAAAATAAAGCACCAACGGGTGATTTATCCCAATGGGAACGTGTGGAAGAAAAGCCTTACGAGCCATTTCTTCAACAAGCTGGAAGTATGGCAAAAAAATATATCAATGACCCTGTGTCATCTTTTTTGAATACGCCAGCAAGCACACTTGCGAATCAAGCCGGTGAAATGGGGCAAGGTGCGGCACAAGGAATGCTTAACATAGGGCCCGGTCTTGCTAATCTTGGTATTAAAGCCGTTAATGCAGTTACAGGAAATAGAACGCCAGAATATAAAGGCTTTCATTTCGCCCCCCATACAGCAAATGCTTTGGCGGGTGAAGTTGGTTCTTATTTTATACCCGGTGGGGCTGCAAAGG